GTGATGCTGCGCCACTTCAAAGGGTCTCGTGCGATTGGATTCTGGACACACTTTGCCTTCGGGCTTGAGCGTGATACCCAAGCCGAGGATGAAATCGAACGCAATACCACCACGTTCCGTGTGCTGAAGGATCGGTACACCGGGCAGTCCAACGGCAAGACGATTCACTATCTCTACACCCACGAGACGGGGCGGCTGAATCCTGTTTCAGAGCCGGATGTGGATGCGTGTCCGTTTGTGGATGAAACCGAAGCTTCGTCGTCAGTACCTCCCCCCTGGAACCCGCCCACACACGACACGCCCATATCGGAAACAGTGTCAACGACGGACGCTGAAATCAGCATTGACCCTGTGGATCTGGAAGACAACTTTCGTGCGCCTGCCTGCCGTTCCGGGCATCCGCGCACGACCCACGCCCGCAGTGCACGGCGGGTACCTGCAAAACCTTCACAACAGGCGGTACGCGCCAAGGCGCGAGGGCCACCTTAACCCTTTTGTTCCCCATTGAGGAGTGACCATGTCCTTTTATCAACACGTACAAAGCCTGTACAACCGATTCCCGTTGCATTGGCGATCCAGCATTATTCTAGGCGGTGGTTGTTTGCGCGCTTATTACGATCTTGTCCCGATCAAGGATATCGATTGTTTCTTCAGGTGTAAGGAAGACTACGAGACCATCAGGGAGGCAATGGGGGAAGACAGCCGCTATGTCTTGCGGAAGACTGCCGAACGGTTCTGTGAATATACGTATCTGCCTGATGGCACTGTAGTCAACCTGGTCGGGTTTGTGTTCGGAAGTCCTGAAGAACAACTGCATCGGTTTGATTTCAGGTGCTGTCAGTTTGTAGCGTGGATTGATGAGCAAGGCGTGCTGCGTGAAGATTACGATCTGGAAGCGCCTGATGACGCCCAATACAAACTCCTTTATATCCAGAACAACAATGGCACCGAGCGTACCTTGCGCCGCATCCAGCATTACATCGAGGACTACGGGTATCGCCTGCATCCTGAACAGACCGTTGAACAGGAAGATGCGTTTGAGGATGAGTTCAACCCAGAAACCGATGCACATCAGCCTTTTGTTCATCCATCTATATGCAAGGCCGCGCCTCCTGATTACATGCGCCACGCCCGACGGAGGATCGCTGCGCTTCCCGTCCAACATTACCCCTACGCCGGAGGCTGATATGTACGTCGTGTTTGATATTGAAACCAACGGACTGTTGGATACACTGGATACCGTTCACTGTATTTCCATTTCTGAAATCGCACATGATGGGAGCCCGCGTGGAGTTATTTTTACCTGTAACGATCACGGCGGGGGCAGGTATCAGCATGCGCTTGCCGAAGGTCTTGATATTCTGCAAAACGCGGACTGCGTGATTGGTCATAACATCGCAGCATTTGATCTCCCGGCGCTCGCCAAGGTGTACCCTGGATTCAAGGTCAAGACGTTTCGGGATACCCTGCTCATATCTACACTCGCATTTCCTGATGTAGAGGCGCTGGATTATGCAGGTCACTGGAAGCGCGAAGTCCCTGACCGTGTGAAAGGGCGCCACTCGCTGGAAGCGTGGGGATATCGACTGGGGTGTTGGAAAGGAGATTATGTGCAGGATTGCAAGGTCAAAAGGATCGACCCGTGGCGGGAGTGGAATGAGGACATGGACGAGTATTGCAGGCAGGATGCGCTTGTGACCACCCAATTGTACCGTCGCCTGTTGCGCGAGCCCCTTGTCCCGGAATCCATCCGGCTTGAACATGAGCTCGCCCCTATCCTTGCCCGCCAGCATGCGCGCGGGTTTCTGTTCGATCTGGACAAGGCATTGGAATTGGAGCAGCACCTGGTGTCGCGCCGTGCTGCGTTGCATGATGAACTGGCGATGCGGATTGAACCGTGGCAGAAAGTCAAACGCACCTTTGTGCCCAAGCGTAACGATCAAAAGCGCGGATATCAAAAAGGTGTGGAAATCACGGTATACGAGGAAGTCACATTCAATCCGGCCAGTCGTGATCACATTGCCGACCGCCTCACTGCGTTATATGGCTGGACGCCAAAGGAGTTCACGCCAAGCGGAAAGCCCAAGATTGACGAAGACGTGTTGTCGGGGTTGCGCTATCCGGTGGTACCTTGCTTGCGGGAGTATTTTGAGGTGAACAAACGGCTCGGCCAATTATCCGAAGGACGGGAAGCATGGTTGAATGCAGTTGCGGAGGATGGACGGATACATGGAAGTATCCAGCAGAATGCCGCCGTGACCGGGCGCATGACCCACTCAAAACCCAATATGGCGCAGGTGCCGCGTGTCGGGAATCCCTATGGCGCTGAATGCCGGGAATTATTTTGCGTGCCGGAAGGACATGTGCTGGTGGGTGTGGATGCATCCGGGCTGGAACTACGTTGTCTGGCGCATTACATGGCGCTGTTTGATAAGGGTGCATATGCCCGTGTGATTCTTGACGGGGATATTCACAGCGTCAATCAGGCAGCGGCAGGCTTGCCGACACGGGATAACGCCAAGACCTTTATCTACGCCTTTCTGTATGGAGCCGGGGATGAAAAACTCGGTGCCATTATTGGCAAAGGCAGGCAGGCCGGGGCGAAGTTGCGCAAGCAATTTTTGAAAGAACTCCCGGCGTTGGAGCGTTTGGTCACAGGTGTCAAGGCGAAGGCCAGGGAGCGTGGCTGGTTACGTGGGCTGGACGGACGCAGGTTACACATCCGAAGCGAACACGCGGCCTTGAATACCCTGTTGCAATCGGCGGGTGCACTGGTGATGAAGCAGGCGTTGGTGATTGCTGACCGGGATTTACGTACCGAGTATGGAAACCCAGGCATTGCTTATGAATTTGTCGCCAATGTTCACGATGAATTTCAAATCGAGGTGGCAGGCGCGCATCCAGAAATGGTCGGTGAGATTTGTACCCGTGCCATCCGCCTGTCTGGTGAACACTTCAAGTTCCGTTGCCCTTTGGCTGGTGAATACAAGATTGGCCGTAATTGGTCTGAAACCCATTAACAAGAGATGAGCCCATGTTGAAACAACATTCCCTGATGGCACTGCTGTTGGCTGTCACCTTGACCACCGCCAGCGTGGCGACGTGGAACTACCACCGGATGAGCCAGCGCGTGGTTGAGCTTGAACACGCACAGCGGTCATTGAGCAACCTGTCCTCCGAACTTGTCTACCGCGCCGAGTTTGAGCGTGAGCTTAGGCAAATACGGATGGAATCCCTGAAACGCCTTGAGGAGCTTGCCCGTGAAGATTCCCCTGATGGTACTTGGCTGCGCGTGCGTATTCCTGACCGCGTGCGTGAAGCGTATTTCCCTGATCGAGCCGTTCCTGACCCCGTGCAGGATTGAAGGCAGGCACGGTTCAATGCTGGAATTATTACACGACACCCAGACCACCTCCTATGACCTCATCGCGTTTGCCGGACACGCCGAGGATGCGGTCACACGGTGCAATGCTGACAAGGTCACAATGCGGCGACTGTTAAATGGAGGGACGCCATGAGCCCCATTCTCCTGATTGACGCGGATGTTCTGCGCTATCAACTGGCATTTTCCAACACCACGTCCATTGACTGGAATGGAGATGGTCACAAAGTCGAAGCCATCCAGCCAGAACGCGCCAAGGCCAAGCTTGAAGATTACATTGGTGATCTGCTTGAAAAGTTCGGTGCGCGCGATTTCATCCTTGCCCTGTCCTGCAAGCAAGGGAATTTCCGCAAGGAGGTATATCCGGCCTACAAGGACAATCGCAATGCGAGACCTAAGCCTGCCTTGTGGCACGTGCTGGATGAATTTGTGTACGACACCTTCGCTGACAAGATTGTCGAGATACCCCGGCTGGAAGGTGATGATGTGTTGGGGTTATTGGCAACCCACCCAAACCCCAAGCGCACACCGGGGAACCGGATTGTGGTGTCGATTGACAAGGACATGCAGACACTTCCCGGTATCCGTCTGTATGCACCCAATCGTCCTGATATTGGTGTCCGCCCGATTGATGCCTACGACGCGGATGTGTTCTGGATGAAGCAGGTCTTGACAGGGGATATCGTGGATCACTATCCCGGCTTCCCCGGCATCGGCCATGTCAAGGCCGATGAAATCTTGATGCCCATCCACGAGCGCTATCGGGAACATACTGTGGAGCAACACCTGGATGCATTGTGGAATGCGGTGCTGGAGACCTATACCACGCGCATTCCACGCGGCGGCAAGGAACCGCTGACGATTGAGGACGCAATCACCCAAGCCCGCCTGGCGCGTATTTTACGCTATGGCGATTACTCACCTAAACATCAACGTGTCCGTTTGTGGACACCTTCTAACACTTGAGGAGAATAACAGGATGGACAAACATGATCTTAAGGACATTTTAGCGACGATTAATGCCGCTCATATCGTAACACTCGCTGTTCTTGCCGCAATGGAGGAGGTAGAGAGACGTATAGATTTTAATGAAGCTGAGAGACTGGCTTACCGATGTGCGGAAGACGCACTGATTAAATTGGAAGAAACGAAGTGGGAGCTTGAGACTGCGTACCATAAGGAGTTGGCCGAATGAACATTATTGGAATTACAGGGCGCGCCAGAAGCGGCAAGGATACCTTGGCGAATATTCTGTCCAGTCAGTACGGCTACCAACGACTGGCTTTCGCAGACCCCATTCGTGAGTTTGTAGGGGAACTGACCGGGATTGCCCCTTACTTGCTAAGAGATACTCCCCTGAAGGAGCGCCCAATCCCCCGTTTGGGCGGGGTAACGCCACGCGAAATGATGCAGACCCTGGGAACCGAATGGGGGAGAAATATGGTGTACCCGGACATTTGGGTAGCCCTGTGCGAGCAGAAGATCATTGAAAAGATGAAGTACGAACTTCGTGGTTTCGTCATTCCAGACGTTCGCTTTGACAACGAAGCCAGGATGCTCCGCTCCCTTGGAGGCAAGATCATTCACATTACCCGTGCTGTCGGCGAACCTGTTAACTCCCACGTCTCCGAAGCTGGCATCAGCCCGGAATTGGTCGATCTTGAAATCCCCAACAACGGTACGCTGGACGACTTGAGAAGGCGTGTACAACACGCTGTTTTTGGAGGGAAATAATAAAAAGGGACACATGGAGGGGGAGCGAAGCTCCCCCACTTAAGGATTCCGAATGAAAATCCCGCTCCATTCTTATGACCTGATTGATCGGCTGGATGAACTGTATCCAGAAGAAATCTACAAGCCAGATCAAAATCTGGAATATTTTTTATTGAAGCAAGGTGAACGCAGGTTGATTCACTGGTTGAAGGGATTACGCCAGGTCGAACTGCAAGAGGCACGTGGAGGCCATGATGTGCAGTAAACCCAAGGCACCCAAGATTGTCGATGAACAAGCGCCGAAAGAAAAAGACCCCATCGTCTTGACCAGTGCAGACACCGCACCGAGTGGGCAGACCGCCGCGAAACGGCGCAAGTCCAAGGTCAGACTGGATTTGAATACCGCATCGGCGTTTAAAGGATTGACCATTCCCCGTGGCTGAAATGACTTTTACCGGCGAGCAACCGACCGCCGCGAAGCGTTATGCTGAACTGAAAGGCCACCGCAAGCAGGCAGAAAGCCGGGCAAGGCGCTGTGCCAAACAAACCCTCCCCCGGTTATGGGCGGAAGAAGGTTCCAGTACCCGCATCCCAGGCTCGGCGTATATCGACACTGGCCCCAAGTGTGTCAATGCACTCGCATCCAAGATCGTCCTGACCTGGCTTCCCCCCAATGCAGGCGTGTTCAAGCTGTCTCCTGACCAGGTCGTGGCGGACGCCATTGCCCAACAGGCAGGCGTTGAGCGCTCCGACCTTGAGGCTGCACTGGTGGAGGTCGAACGCGAGGTCATCAATGATCTGGAAACCAGCGGCATTCGCCCTGTCCTGTCTGAAGCGGCCAAACACGCCATCGTGTCGGGCAATTTCCTGCTGTATGACCCGGATGAAGGACGCCCCAAACTCTACCCGCTCACCAGCTACGTCGTGGATCGGGACGGGTTAGGCAATCTGCTTGAGATCATCACCCTGGACAAGATCGCCCCGGCCTTGCTGCCCGAGGGGATTCGCCAGCAGGTCGTGCAGAAGCTGGAAGGGAAGCGCGAGACCACGTCCAAAAACGATGATGTGAAGCTGTACACCTGGATCAAGCGCGGCGAAGATGGCAAGACCTGGGAGGTCGTGCAGGAAGTTGAAGGCATCACCGTGCCTGAAACTTTCGCCACCTATCCGCTGGATGCCTGTCCGTGGATCCCCTTTGCCTCCCCTCCGTCGATGGTCGATGATTACGGCGAGGGCTTGGTGTATGACTACATTGGTGCGTTTGAATCGCTGGAAGCGTTAAGAAAAGCGATTCGCAAGGGGGCAGCGGCACTGGCGAAGATCATCCTGTTTCTGAAACCCACCAGCGTCATCCGCGAACGTCAATTAACCGAGGCGGAATCCGGTGCGGTCTTGCGCGGGGAAGCATCTGATGTTTCGACCCTGCAATTGCAGAAAGCCTATGACCTCAATTTCGTCAGGCAAGAGGCGGACGGGTTGTCACACAGCCTTGAGATCATCTTTGGTGTCCGTTCCGCCATACAGCGCCCCGGCGAGCGTGTCACCGCTTACGAAATCCGTGTCCTGTCCCAGGAGTTGGACGATGCCTTATCCGGGTTCATGGCCTTGT